TGTTGTCACTCTTGCCAACATCTTCCTTCAGGTCTCCTAATGAGAAGGTTTAAAATCCTTCTCATATGGGTTGCTATACTGTTGTTATGTATAGCATCCTGGGTGACCGTTGGTCTGATGTTAAACAGGATCATGCAGAGCTGGTCTTACTGATGGTATGGGTTTATCTCATACTCTCAGTATTTGCTGGCTTTGTATTCCTGTTTTCTGGCAGCTACATCGCCGGTGCACTCCTCGTGGTCCTACTTGCAGCAACAGTCATGAGCCTATCAGATGAACTTTGATAGGTTGACTGATTCTAACTAAAGTTAGAATAGCAAGTAGTGATGTGTCGTAAGGCTAAGGAAAGCTGACCTCTATGAGGAGGTGCTTTGAAAAGCCTGACGTCACTCTGGATTCAGATGGCTGAAGAATCGGCCATCTTGTGCCACACTAGCGCCACTATGGACATTAAGACCGTCCATAGGCGAGTCGAACATGAGGGGTTATCGTTTTTAACGATAACCCTACCTGACCTTGGAAAGTTCACCCAAAAGTGGATCGACCAGGGTCACGTGGGAATCAACTCTGCCTTTAAAACGGGCAGAGGAAGGCTCCCTGTATTTTTACAGGGTTTCTTCTCCCAGGTGTTCGACCGGAGCACGGGTGTGTTGCTTGACAATCCTAACATCGAAGCAATTCGTTCCTTACGTCAGCTAACGCTGATGTTTGGAAAGATTGCCCTTCCTTGTACTCCCGCAAGGGAGCACAAGGCGATGCTTAACTTTGTCAAGTGTGAGAAGGAAGTCCGGCAGTCAGATATGAAACTCACTGAGAACGATTTTCAGGAGTTTCAACGTATATCTGATATGCTGTTTCGAGGAGTCTTCACGCAAATGGACAGAGATGTCTATTACGGGGAGCTTCTCCCGAAACATGGTCCTGGATCCGTTGCAGATAAACTTACAGCAAATGGTAAGTTTAAGCTTCGGACTTGGACCCGCCGACTCGAGGAGGTTTTTCCCTCCCACGAGTACTTGATTCCAAATCATCATTTTTCCGATGAATTGGATCAGGTGTCCTTCCTCGAACCCGGTTCAGAAATGCCTGTGAAGGTCATTTCTGTTCCTAAAACGCTCAAGACACCGAGAATCATCGCCATTGAACCTGCGTGTATGCAATATACACAGCAGGCTCTCTTGCGATCATTCCTGTCTGCCTATGAAAGGGATGAACTCCTTTCTCGGCTTATCGGATTTGACGACCAAGTCCCTAATCAGGATTTGGCTCGTCAGGGTTCTGTGGATAACAGAACCGCAACACTCGATTTGAGTGATGCGTCCGACCGTGTCTCGAATCAGCTCGTTAGACGTATGGTCTCTCGGTGGCCTCATTTGCATAAGGCCTTCGATGCCACACGTTCGAGGCGGGCTGACGTAAAGGACATCGGAGTAATCCGATTGTCCAAATACGCGTCTATGGGTTCAGCGCTTTGTTTTCCGGTGGAGGCCATGGTCTTTACGACCCTGATCTTCCTTGGAATCCAAAAGTCGCTCAACACTACCCTGACCCGCAAAGATGTTGCATTCTTTGCGGATTCGGTGCGCGTCTTCGGGGACGACTTAATTGTCCCCGTCGAACATGTGTCAATGATCATCCGGACGCTTGAGCATTTTGGTGCTCGAGTGGGTCAGGACAAGTCTTTCTGGACCGGAAGGTTCAGAGAGTCTTGTGGGAAGGAGTTTTATGACGGTGAGGACGTGTCAATCGTCCGCGTCCGTCAGGAACTTCCTTCCGTGATCACAGACGCAACGGGTGTAATTGCTACCGTCTCTCTTCGTAACCAGCTATATCAGCATGGTTACTGGAGGACTGTAGCTTGGTTGGACACGTGGCTGAAGGGTATGCTAAAGCATTACCCAACAGTCGCCCCAACCTCTCCCGTGCTAGGCAGGGTTTCATTCCTTGGTTATCAAACCCAACGAATGCACCCAAGCCTGCATAGCCCTCAAGTTCGGGGCTATGTCGTACAGGCCAAAGCGCCCAGTGATAAACTGGACGGTACTGGTGCCTTGCTTAAGTGTTTACTCAAGCTGGAATCCGAAAATCGCGAGAACCCTGTCAGACACTATGCTGACGAGATCCCGTGCTATCGGCCCGGCACGATCCGTGAAAACGGATCTTCCTCTTGGGCACCACCCGAGAGCCAAGATGAGAAGCACTTAGAGCGTTCTGGACGCCCCAAGCGCGTCGGCACTAAGCTTGGATGGTGGCCATCATATTAGTATGATGGCGAGGTCTTTGACCTTGTGGGGGAGCGAGTTGCTCCCTTGGGCG